GATGTAAACTAGATAGTCTCGCCCTGCTATAAAGATTAACATAAGACTTGCTATATTGCTGGACTGCCCCAGATAGACTTATATGCTTCACCCCCTGGAGAGTTGATATATATATTATACTATGCCTTCTGCATTTGTCAACTCTATTTAGAAATAAATGTTGTCAACTAGCTGTAAACTTGTTATAATGAATACATGAACAATAACTTTCTACCAACCAATTCAGAAAACAAACAAAGAAAACTAACAGAACAGCAACAGAACTTTCTAACAGCCCTCGGTGGTTCATGCAAAGGTGATATTAACCTAGCACTAAAAGAAGCAGGGTATGCTGACAGTTCTAAATCGAATGTAGTTGATTCCTTAAAGGATGAAATAGTAGATGTTGCCACAAGGATTCTAGCTAAGTCTGCACCAAGAGCCAGTCAGAAATTAGTGGAGATATTAGAAAGTGATGACCCTATACCACAAGTTAATGCTAAACTACAAGCAGCACAAACATTGTTGGATAGAGTGGGTATTGCGAAACGAGATAAACTTGATGTAACGCATTCAGCAGCATCAGGAATATTTATTATACCTGCTAAAGAAAAATTAATAGATGCTAATGCAGAGGATGTTGAAATAGATGATGAAGAGAAATAGTTCAACTATTCCTTTTGGTTATAAGTTAGGTGAAGATAATAAAACACTAGAAAAGAAATGAAAGATGGTGTTAAGTCAGGTGCTTTTAGTTTAAGAGGAGCAGTTGAAATATTAGAACATCAAACAGGTCGTAAGCTATCAGCTATGGGTTTAAAAAAAATCATAGACAAAGATAAGCCAGAACCTAAAACAGAATCAAAAGGATTGTTAAGTAAGAATGTCTGAAGATAAACCAAAAAGACAATACAATTATAGCTATGCTCATAAAGCTAAAATGGCTTCAAGAAAAGCTGTTAAAGAAAAAGAAAAAGAAATAGCTAGATTAAAAAAGAACTTGGAGAATAAGACAAGACGACTCCGAGAAAAAAAAGAAACTTTGAAGGTCGTACAAAATGCCGAAACGAATAAAGAAACGAAGAAAGGTTTGGTTATCGAAGAAGACAAGCTTGATACCTTACCTAGTCCTGTTAAAAAACTCCTTGAAGAAGAAAAAGAAAGAGTAGTATTTAAACCAAATGCAGGACCACAAACAGATTTCCTAGCAGCACCAGAACAAGATGTCTTGTATGGTGGTTCTGCTGGAGGAGGTAAATCGTATGCTATGTTAGTAGACCCATTACGATTTATGCACATTAAAGAACATAGAGCATTACTGTTAAGAAAGTCAATGCCAGAATTAAGAGAACTAATAGATAAATCTAGAGAGTTGTACCCTAAAGCTTTTAAGGGTGCAAAGTTTAGAGAAGTTGAAAAGATATGGAGATTCCCTTCAGGAGCTTCATTGGAGTTTGGTTATCTTGATAGAGATGCTGATGTTTATAGATACCAAGGACAATCATATACCTGGATAGGTATTGATGAGTTAACACAGTATCCAACAGAGTTCCCACTCCAATATTTGCAATCACGATTGAGAACAACAAAT